AGGAAAACGGTTGATACAAGCCTCTGAACGTGAAAACGCGGAGGGAGTGTCCCGTTATTCTAAAACCATGTCCTTGAAATGGAATGAGACGATCCCTGCGGGGAAAATCTTGGAAGGGGAATTCACTATAAAACCACGTGTAATAACGGTTTTAGCCCCTGAAGGCCATGCTCATACAACTTGTACTTCGAGAGAGTTGTCAACAGCTATGAAGACCAGAATATTTAAGAGAGATCATTTTACTCTCGACAATGGCATTGAGATATGCTTTGTTTATGCTTCGGGTTTGGGTCAGGAAGATTTGGACGAATTAGGGAACTACGCGCGTTCCGCTGATTGTATCGTCGTTGCGGCGTCGGGAGACGACACGTTTGTGTGTTTTGGAAGGTACGCTGGATACTTTGGCATGAAGTTTGCTGAAGGTGATTTCGGAATGGCCGACCAAAGTCAGGATGCCGCGTGCTTTGAGAATTATCAATTTAGAGTGATCAGGAAACTAGGGAGTTCCGAGGACATCATTCAAATACTCAGAGCGCAATGCAAAGACACTTACAAAGTGAAGAAGCAAAACCTGGAGGTTGATGGGGATGGAGGGTTTCAGTTACCAACTGGAACGACCTTCACCTCTTACTGCAACACCACTACGGCCTTAGGGTCGTTCGGGTATTACTTCTCGAAGTGTGACCTTAGCAAACCACCGCCTCCGGTGGCTGAGGTAATTGGCGAATTAGGATTGGACATCAAGTTCATAGTTCGCGAAAAATTTTCTGAAATGACGTTCTTAAAAGGATGGTGGATTCGGGAAGCCGACTGTGATGTCGTGCATTGGATGCCGTTGCCCAGCCAGGTCATTAAGATTGGCAAGGAAATGAAAGATCCGATCCACACTACGAAAGTAACACGTAGAGGACATACTCACAGATATTGTGCTGAAGATGCAGCGCGTATAGTAGCTTGGTCTATTCATTTAGGCCATGCGAATATCGAGCAGACCTATCCTGTTCTGGGCCCATTCGTTCAAGCTTTAAAACGCTGTGGAATGGCACCAAAAGGCTCGGATATCGTAGTAGGAACCGAAAAGTACAATCGGGTGGAGTTTGGTAAATTCCCAAAATTGTGTGATGAGGAAATGTTATACAACATGGAATCGCGTTATGGGGTTGTTAAGACCGACATCGATAGAGTTCATTCTCTGTTGGATTCTGTCACTACGATCCCTACTCTTCTTTACGATCCTGTCTTTGACAGGTTGTGTGATGAGGATTATGGATGCGATGATGTGGAAGATGCCGCCCCGGCGTCTTTGTGGCATGTTCTCACGAGCGGGGGCTCAATTAAGCCGACAACTTATCAATCTGTCATGCCAAAGAGAGCTAAGAAGAAAGCGATGAAGAAAGTGCAAGTTGTGGTGGAGCGCGTTTCTGAAAAGAAGCGCAAACGCCGCAATAGACGAAAGAACACTAAAAAGAATAGAACAGCAGCAGGACTCAGTCCTGATGGTGCTGCCTTTCTCAAGTGTGTTACAGCGCCTTGCGATTTCGTAACCGGAGCGATCAATTTTGAAGGAATACCTGATATGTATGATGGGAGAGTAATTGTTGACAGCGTCACGTCTGTCACAAGTCTCCCTGACTACGTTCCTGGCCAGGACCTCTACTTTATTCAACCCCCAATTCCGGGTGTTGCTTATATGTGGGGTCAAGTAGCCGGTGGAACAACAGGATTGTCCGACATTAACTGGAACCCAGTGTGGTATTCCGATGTGAGGAGTTTATTCCCGTCGGATACCGAAATGACCGTCGTGGTCGACAAATTTAGGATCGCATCTAATGCGATAGAGTTTGTCAATACCTCGAACGACATGCTGTGGTCCGGATCAATCGAAGGTTTCAAGCTAGACTTGGGTCTAGGCCGTATCCGAGAGGATGTCATTGGTGTAGGAGCCACTGACCTCAACCTGGACGTACCCATCATAACAGGATGGGATGGACTGTATACGACACAGCCCGGATATGTGGAGGCCATTAAAGATGGCATCTACATGACCGCGTTTAATCAACAAGCAGACTATCCCTTCGCTACTGTAGATTTGGAGTTCAGTTTGAGGCAAATATTCTTAAACGCCCAGAACGCGTCGCCCGATACGATGAACGCACATGTATTTTGTACGATCATCGACCCCAACTATTTTGTTGGTTTCGGAACGCTGGAAACGAACGTGGTTCGTCTTCCTTCTATTGCAGCTAACCAAAGTATGCGCATTAGAACCTGGACATGCGTAGAGTATACAGTTCCGTCCACTTCTCTCCTCTGGAACTATTCCCATTTGTCCCCCCCCGCCGATCCAGCAGCTTTAGAGCTGTTGAAGGCCTTCCACCACCAATTCCCGTTGGCTGTAAAGTCAGCGCAAAACGCCACGTTCTGGGAGAATGTGCGGAAATGGTTAACGAGGGTCACCCGAGTAGCCGGGTATTTGCCAGGTCCAGTTGGCCAGATGTCACGTCTGGTCGATACCATGGCTCGTACCGGAGACTTGGGGTTTTCTTTGGACTGATCCCCCAAAACACTGTTGTATAGCAGTGTATAATTAATTTACCGGAAAGTTTGTATTCCCGATAGTCACAAACCTCAATCTCAATTGAGT